CTAGCAGTTGACTCACCTATCGGTGGAACCGTAGCACCTAAGTGTAGTGTATGGACAGAAACGGCTGGAGTCTATGGACATCCACTCCCGTACAAACTAACAACAACTCCAGCTGATGGTGGAGTAATAGCAAGCATACGTGTAGATATTGCACAGGCTGATTACTATAAAACAAGATTTACACATCCTAATAGCTTTTCATCTAGTCCAACTTTGACAGATGCAGTCGCATGGACAGGACAAACAAAAGTAGGACAGGTATCTGTGTCAGGTATGTCAGCATATGAAGCAGCTAAAGTTACTTATAATAATGTAACAGAATTTAATATGACACTTGCAGGTAGCACATGGTTTAATGTAGAGTCAACTGCACAATACGGTAGTACTAAATCTCTACCAGCAGGTAATTATACAGCATTAATTAAAGCAGAATGTATAGCAAAATAGGAGTAAAGAATAATGGTACATAAAGTACACGCTAAAGGATACGCTATAGAGCATAAGAAAAAAAAGAACAGCAAGAAAAAAGGCGGGGCAGCCCTAGATCCTAGATATCGTACTGGTCCTGCTAAATTTCCTATAACAGGTAAAACAAGATATGACCAAACTTTACTTAAAAGTAATAAGATATTTTATCAGATTAAAGGTAGGTAGTATACTATTATGTTTTATGTGTATAAGCTTTAGTAGCTATGCACACGAAATGACTCCAGCTTATTTTAAATTAAAACCTTCATATATAAAAGATGTATCAGTTACTTCTATGAAGTTGTTTAATAGACGAGAAGATGTGGAGTATTATGAAATTGAGGTATTTACATTCGATTGGAAACCAATTCCATTTGCTTCAAAATATAAAACAATTAATATAGGATTTCAAAAATCAAAACTATTTGATGTATATATTAGAGATAATGATATAAATAAAGTAGTTTATATATGTACACAATCAAAACTATTTAAAGGGACAAACCAAATTACATTAATAACTTCGAGGATTTGTTCAAAAATAAAGGACGGGTAAATGAAAATATGTTTAATACTTTTGTTAACCATCGTTATTTCCAGTTGTAGTTATACTATGACATACGCAGACTCAACATCTAATTCATTGAGTTTGTCACTACCTAGTTCTAGTACAAGTTACCAAGCAGATAAGTTTAGAGCTGGAGACCTAGACTGCAGTAATGCAATTGGCTCCGCAACAAACTTAGAGTTTGGAGTAACTGGAATTATACAAGGTGGAACTAGCGGTGGTAGACAACAAGTTGGAGATATAGGTGTGTACTCAAAAATAACTATTCCTCTTGGAAAGAGGGCAAAGTCTAGAATTAATTGTAACCGTTTATATGAACTTGAGCTTCAAATTAAACAACTAGAAGTAATGAAGCTTCAACAAGAGATTAACCAACTTAGGAGTTTATCCTTTGAAAACTAGGAGGATAATATGGCAGAGGTAGAAATTGGTGGAGCTACTATAAAAGGCGGTAAGCTAATGCTAGTTATACCAATTGTTTCGGCACTAGGTGGTGGATTATGGGGTGGTTTTGAATTCTATAAAGACTACATGGATATGAAAGAGATCATACAAAATATTGACACAGAAGCTATTGAGGCACGTAACAATATTATCGAGACAAAATTAGAAAGTGCAATAGATTACACACGAGATATTAAAGATGACCTTCGAGAAGACATTATGAAAATGGAAGGGTACATCGATAAAATAGATTCTAAAGTTGAAAAGTCTGTAGATAGTGTTAAGGATACCAAGACACTAATAGACTCATCATTAGAAACTATGTTGAGTTCAATGAACCAACTACAAAAGGATACAACCTCATCTTTAAGAGAAGTTGAATCGTTAAATCGAGAGACTGAAAAAGATGTTAGAAATACGATGAGAGATACTGAAGCTAGAATAGATACTAGTATGAGACAATTAGAAGAAAAGTTAACCGAAAGGTTACAAGAAGCTTTAGATAATCCTCTCTCGGATTAAGAGTTTCCGCAATGTCCTCACGACTCCGGTGGTAGTCAGCGGATAGACCACCACTTAATTAGGCGAGTAGCCTGTTAGATTGTTAGAACCTAGGAGGGTTGCTATGTCAAGATATATACAAGAAGCTTTAGAGGCTAAGGAAGAAACTAAAGATCAAGAAAGAGAAATGCCAAAAGCAGGTAAATACTCTGTAGATGATTTACAACCAAATAAAATACCTACATGGTCGAGAGGTTCAGTGAATGGCTAAGACAGGATATAAAGTAAAAGTAACCGACGAACAGCTACTTAACCTCATAGAATCAGGTATAGAAAACTCAGCAGGTGATTGGCTTAATTCATCAGACTTACAAAAAGAAAGACAAAAGGCTACATATGAATATGCAGGTCTTGCAGAACTACACTTAGCTCCACAAGGTGTATCATCTATTGTAGACACTTCTACTACAGAAGTAGTTGAAGCATATACATCTGTACTGTCAGATTTGTTTTTGTCTAATCAAAAACTGGCAAGGTTTATTCCAATAGATGACAATGCAATGTCTTATAAACAAGCAAGAAATGCATCTATGGTTACAAACTATGCTTTATTTAACCAAAATAAAGGATGGGAAATATTACAAACTTGGTTTAAATCTGCGCTATTATGGAAGAATGGTATAATTAGATGGGATTATATAGAAGACTTTCAATATAAAATAGAAGAATACGAAGAGATAGACCAAGATAGATTAGATGTTTTATTATCTAATGAAAACGTAGAAATAATTGGTGACTTAGAATTTAAAAATAAATTCGGTGAGTCTGATCCTTTAGGAGGAGCAGAGCCAGACGCAGAATTAGTTTATGTTAATGTTAGAATTAGACGTAAGATAGATAAGTCTAGAGTGAAAATAGATAATATACCACCTGAATCATTTAGAATTTCTCGTGATGCAACATGTATAGAAAGTGCTTCTTTTGTTGGTGTTCAATCTGAAATGACTAGATCGGATATACGAAAGTATTGGCCTGATGTAGCTGAAAATATTGAAGATGATGAATGGGATGAATTAGGAGATGATGATAACTGGTTAGGAGCTAGTGGATACTCTGAAGAGATAGCTGCTCGTAAACATGTAACTGGTCAAGAATACTGGAAAGGATCTAAAGATGGTGATACATTTTCTTTAGAAGCTAGTAGATCAGTTGTTGTAACTGAGTGTTGGATAAGTGTTGATAGAGATGGTGACGGTGTTGCTGAATTAAAACATCTTATGACAGCAGGTAATCATATCTTATTAGAAGAAGATGTAGACATGATACCATTAGCATCTATAACTCCTATAGATATACCTCATGAATTTTATGGTTTATCAATGGCTGACTTTACAAGGAGTTCAACTCTTGCGTCAACAGCTATTCTACGTGGTTTTGTAGAGAATACTTATTTAACTAACTACTCACCAAAATTAGCAGATCCAAACGTAGTTGATTTTTCAGCGTTGCAGAATATGCGACCTAAACAAATTATACCTACAAATGGAAACCCTACTGGTGCAGTGGCTGCATTACCGCCTGAGGCTATTGCTTCTGGAACTGTTCCTTTATTAGAACATTTACAGACTATAAAAGAGCAAGCTACAGGTATGAGTAAAGCAGCTCAAGGGTTAAATGATACGTTGTATGTTTCTGGAAATTCCGAAGCTAAAGTGGCAGCTGTTCAAACAGCATCCCAGAAACGTATACAACATATAGCTAGAAGATTCGCTGAGACTGGACTAAAACGACTTGTACAAGGCGTATATTTAACTATGCAAGATTGTGTTAATCGTAAAATTAGTATGATGCAAGGTGGAGTCTTCTACTCTATAAACCCAAAAGATTTACCATCTGAAATGGATTGTGATATCTTTTTAGATCTTGGTGAAAACTCTAATAGTAATCTATTAGTAAAGTATACTAAAATAGGTAGTGAAATATTACCAGCTCTTAATAATCAAGGGCAAGGTATGGTTATAAAACCTGAAGCCCCTGCTGTATTAGCAACTAAAGTTATAGAGGCTTTGGGGATTGATTCAAATGATTTCTTAGTAGACTACACTACAGATGAGTTTAAACAAACAGCAATGAAAGCTCTCGATAAACAATCTAAATCTGCTGAAATGAAATCTAATTTAGAAGATAAGAAATTACAAACAGAGTCTATGCAGAATGAAGCTAATGTTAAATTTACTATGGCTCAAACTAAGAATACAACAGATGATAATGCAAAACAACTTGCAGTATCTATTGATAAACACTTTCAAGAGTGGAGTGAATTAAAAATTAAATCAGAAAAAGAAGGTGTGGAATTACCGCCACGACCTGATTACTCGCAAATAATCATGATGGCTAAACAATTAATTGGTGAAGTTGAGTTAGAACAACAACCACAGCCAGCACAACAACAAATAGGAGATCAGTAATGGCAACAGTAACATTAACAGCCGCAGGTATAGGCGGTACACAGTCAGGGACGATAACAACAGCAGGTGGATCTGGTGGTGGTAAAGTAATAGTCGCAAACGACAGTGACGCACCAATAACATTTAAAGTATCAACAGCAGGATCAGTTGTTTTAACTGACCAGTATTGTGATGCTAAAAGTTTTAAACTAGTTACAGGTTTAAACAACGGTGCAACAACACTTACAGTTCTGTCAACACCTCACGGTACTGCAGCGCAGTCTGGAGAAATTGTTTACCTTACACTAGTAACTTAAGAATATGGAAAAGTATCGTAGAGCAGCTGAGAAGAAGCTGGGCGATAAAGTACATCCCGATGTAGTAGCACAAGAAGCTCTTGAAACAGCAGAGTTTTCTTCGCGAGAAAGGGAATACTTCTTCGATAGGGCATACGGAGATTTACTTGCTGATTATTTTGTTGAGTGGTTAAAGACTGCTCCTCACGAATTTAAACATCGTGAGTTTATTTACAATAGTGCATTAGCACTTGGGGATGTTAAAGCAAGATTAATAGCAGTAGAAACACTAGGTAAGAATATACCTTATATGAAAGACATGGAGGACTAAATGTCGAGGACAATAGATTACAATATGTTAGTTACAAATACGATGGATATTATTAATACTCTTGAGCATGACTCAATGAGATCATCTGGAAAGATGAAAATGAATTCTAATCAAATTTTAGCTTTATACAAATTACTACCTATCTATCAAGATAAGGTAGGTAAACAAAAACCTACCCCTACAAAAAAGGAGGGTTAATATATGGACAACAAAGAATCTCTACCCGTAATGGATGACGTTCAAGTTGATGGTCAATCTGAAGAACAACTTCTGGATGCTGTAATGAGAGGGTCTGAGCTAGCGCAAGCTGCTGGACTTGTACCGCTACCCAATGAGGAGATTGTCGAAGATGGCCCGGTGGAGTCAGATGAACAAGAAGACCAAGATACTGATGAAGCCGTTAGTGAAGATGAAGGTGAAGAAGTCGAATCAGAAGATGTAGATGAAGTTGAGGATGCCGCTGAAGAAGCCGCTACCCAAGAAGCTGAAGTCTATACAGCTGATGATCTCGATTTAGATGCTAAAGTTTCTGTCAAAATTGACGGTGAAGAATCTGAAGTATCTTTTGGTGACCTACTTAAGGGTTACACAACTGAACAGAGTCTTTCTAAAAAGGGTCGTGAACTCGGAGAAGCAAGGGAAGCTTTAAATAAAGAACGTGATGAGAAAATGGGAGAACTTGAACAAGTTGTTGCATCCTCTTCAGCTCTTATTGGGCAAGCCGAACAGGGACTTTCACAAGAATATCATAAACTTGAAGCTGAAATTGAAACAGCTCGTAGTGAAGGTAATTCTTTTGAGGTTACAGAACTTAAAGATAAACGCGAACAAATTCAAAAACAATATTGGAATGTTCGTAATCAACGTGAAACTATGGTCAAGTCAGTCGCAGAACAACGTGACAAAATTCTTAAAGAGAATTGGGGTAAAGAAATAAAACATTTTCAAGAAACCATTCCTACTTTAATACCAGATTATAGTGATAAGATAGCTACTAAAATACGTGATTTTGCAATCAGTCAGGGTATTAACCCAGAAGCATTGGATACAATTACAGATCCCGGTATAGTTAAATTTGTTGATGACTTTAGAAGGCTTAAGGAAAGTACTACTAAAGGAGCAGCTAAAAGAAAAGTTACTCCTGCTAAAAAAGCACTTCCTACTAAAAAACCTAAAACTCCCCAAAAGAAAGCTACTGATAAAGCTAATTCAATTAGAGCTAAAGCATTTGCTAAAGACTCTAGTAAAGCTGATCAAGACGCTTTCTTAAAACAACTTGCTTCTAATTCTCTAAATTTATAATATAGGGTGCAAACCCTAGGAGTAATAAAATGGCAAAGACAATAGGCTCACGAGCCGTAGCCACTGGTCGTGGTGGAGCTGACGTAGCGTCAGGTACATCAGATGCAATGGTGTCACAGAGAGAAGACCTCTCTAATTTTATCAGCATGATTACACGGGATGAAACACCATTCCTTGCATCTATTGGTAAAGCAAAAGCAACCGCTATTCGTCACGAATGGCAAACAGACGCACTAGCCGCACCTGCCGATTCAAGAATCGCAGAGGGTGTAGACTATGCAGACGCTGGAACATCAGCATCATCTAACGAATTCCCTGCAGGTATGACAACTGTTGGTGGACATCGTACACGTTTGAGTAACGTATGTCAGATTAATGGTAAAACAATTACTGTATCTGGTACACGTCGAGCAATCGATCAAGCTGGTGTAGCTGATGAGTATGCATATCAACTTAAAAAGCGTGGCACTGAAATGCGACGTGATGTTGAGAATGATCTTGTAAACTCAGCAAACATAGCAGTGACTGGCACTAACATCAGATCTATGGGAACACTTCGTTCTTGGCTATCTGCTGGTGCAGCCACCGTTCAAAGAAATGGTGTTGCCGCTGTAGCTAGTGGATCACAAGGCGAAGGTACAACAGTACCTGCTGGCTCAAACCTTGAGCATGCTGGTTCATCTGTAACTGATGTGTCTCTATCTCTCGCAGACATTGACGCAGTAATGCAGTCAATCTACGAAGAAGGTGGTGATGCTTCTCGTGTAATGTTATCACCAAAGTTACGACGTGACTTCTCAGACCTAATGGTTTCTGATACTGGTGTTCGTAGAAATATGGACACAGACGGAAAACTAAGACAGTCTGTAGACGTTTACATGTCTGACTTCGGAGATCTAATGGTAGTTCCAAACTACATCATGGGTCTAGGTACACTTGCAAATGAAGCTGCATTCATTTACGATCCACAGTGGTGGGCTATCGCAACTTTACGTCCTATGCAGGAAGTAGAAGTTGGTCAGAAAGGTGACTCAACTGTAGGTATGTTCGTTGAAGAATGTACACTAGAGTGTAAGAACCCATTGGGTTCAGGTGCTATATACGGTTTAGCATAAACTATTTAGAGGGGAGGGTTAATACCTTCCTCTCTTTTTTTTGTAACATTATCGATAGGAGAAAGATATGTACGTAATTAGATATTATAATAAAACAGGTGGAGCAGTATCGGGTTTTGCAAATGATTCAACTCATTTCATACCAGCTGATATGTGTACGTTTGAAACAAATGACAACGCAACAGGTGGATACGATCTTACCCAAGTTAAGTTTTATACAGGACATGCAGCAGGTGCAACGCTATCACCTCTTGCAGATGACAATAGTGATGCTACTTTTGTTAAAGTAACATTTGGATATATTGGTAAGTCAGGTAGGTTTGTAGC